ACAGGGTGGCTCTTGCTTTGACTTATGCCCTGCCCACCAATACCAACCGCTACGATGCTCTGCTGTACCACATTTTTTACAGAGATGAACTCGGCACATTTCTGACCACTGGTAATCATGACCTGCTGAATTATTCAGTCGTTGAATTGCTGTTCTTGGCATTGTTATTTGCCCTCTGGTTCCATGCCTGAATTGCTGTATGTAGTTTGTTAAATTTGAGTTGCTTCGCTTTGTTTTCGATCTCCAGCATCTTTTGAAATGCGCTGCCGCGCGGGTAATTTTTATGTTTATGTGCTGTTATAATTGTGAAAGTATCATCAATACCACACCCATCCTTACGCCTCTTCTTAATGTTCTGTACATATTTTGTTGCTGAACGCCATGCCTGAATTTTGTAATAATCTAATAAGTCCTGTAATGTCGTCATTGTGATTGAATCCTCTTGATATCATTCTCCAGAAATTGCAATTGCGTCTTCGCACCCCGCAATCGCACTTTTGTGTTCTTCTCTTCCCGCAACAACGCATCGCACGCCGCTCTCAGTTCGTCCCGTTGTTTGTGTAATTTCATAATCTTACGTACAACATATTCGCCATCACAGGCACGTGCCAATACATAATCGAATGCATCGACATTGCAGCCACAGTGATCACAGGTGAGAACGCGATACTGTTCATCGACTGTTATTGCAGTGTTGTGTTTACATCGGGATTGTTCGGGCGTTTTAGGAGTAACTGAGGTGCTAATATTGGGTGGTTTATCGTTGCTGAATTTGAGGGTTATAACGTTGTCTGACATGCTCGCTCCAATCAAATATCTCATCAGGAATATCAACCTCTTCTCCCAATTTCGCAGCCACTACGGCACGGCAAATGGCAATTTGTGGGGTTTCACCGTCCAGATAATCATCAGATACATAATGGCAGTTAGCAGACCAAAGTAATGCGTGACCTAGCCTAATGCTAAATTCCTCAATCAATTGCCCGCAAACTAACCAGTTGGTTGATGGGTGATAGTCGTCCCATATTATCCACTGGTTGATGCTGGGCATCGTTGTACGGGTTGCTCTAGCTACAGCCCAGTCCAATGCACGGCCTGTCAGTTCACTCGTTTTGATTTTCATTCTGCCTCCAGATGCTCAATAAAAATTGCGTACACGCCATCGATTTCCCAAAACCGCCCCCTCTTATCGGTCATCTCATACCACAGTCCAGGATTCAATTTTCCGGTCACTCGTCTGGATCTGACGAAATAGCCATCTCGATTCGGGTTGGATTCACCAGCCCACGGATTGCGCATGTGGTCACCAAATACAGGTTTGCGCCCTCGGTTAATTGTGATGGCGGCTTTTTTGCGTTGTTCTAGACTCATAACCCCTCCACCAATTCGTCCCATACTGCATAGGCAACGGGTTCACATTGTAAAATTTCAACATGGCCAGTATGCCCACAACCACAACATGTCACGACATCCCCTTCATACAGCCAGTTTTCGTTTCCATTTGTCTCAATTAATGCGCTGTCCATACCACATTTTTCACAATCACCTAGCCAATCAACTTTTACTGTTTTCATCTCAAAAGTCCTTCCTGTGGGGTTAAAATTCAATGTCTTCTTGATACTCATCAGATTTGATTCTGGTAAGGTCAGCAGGATCTAATCCACCGTGAGTGTGTGTAAAATAATACGTTTTTTCTGCACCCGGCGCGTGCCTTGATTTTGTACAGATAATTTCAGTAATCCCTTTCATCTCAGTATTGGGATTATATTTTTCATCACGATGAACCATTAAAATCACATCAGCCACTTGCTCTATCACACCAGACTCACGGAGATCAGAGTTCATGGGGCGTTTGTTGGTTCGCTGCTCAAGATTCCGGTTTAACTGAGCCAATGCAACAATTGGACATTTCAGTTCCTTAGCCAGATTTTTGAGACCTGTAGCTATTTCACCAACCGACTGGTTCATATTGTCAGGATTGGTCATTTTCATGATTTGCAAATAGTCCACAATGATTACACCAAGGCCGCCAGTCTGCTTGTGCATCCGTCTGGCTTCTGCCCGTATTTCATTGATACTCATTGATGACCTGTCGTTAATATGAATGGGTGAACTTTTGACGTCATCCAGAGCGTGAGCCAGCTTTGCCCATGCCTCATCCATCATGGATGATGAACAATTTTCCCCCAGAAGATCCTTTTTATTAACTCTGGCATGATGGAATGCAATACGTTCCGATATTTGCCATTTCGGCATTTCCATACTGAAAAACATCACGGGCTTACGGTTCTTAAGTGCCACTGATTTTGTGATTGCGGTACTGAGTAGGGTCTTACCTGTACCAGGACGACCACCAACCACAATAAAATCCGTGTTGTTAAATCCCCCGAATGCTTTGTCAATGTCAGGCATACCCAGCACCGTCTTGTACTTCCAGATATCACCATTGATCATCGACTCAATGATTTCTATCGATTCCTCCACCCCCTCCATGATATGAGCCGTTCCGCCGTCGTTAGCGCTCCCCAGATTTGATATCTGGTTCTCAATATCACCGGCAATATCCTGAACCGCGTTAACTCCACCCTCAGTGATCCGCGCAATGCCTGTATGCAACACTGACAACATCTCGCGCGTCATGGATAACTGCCTGAGTTTATCGACATAGCTGGGTAACAGGCTAATACTGGGGACGTGTTTTGCACATTCAGCGATGTAGGCAAACCCTCCGCAATGACCAGAATCACCGCTTTGCTCCAGTTCACTGTTCAGCAACACCAAGTCAAATCGGCTGCCTGCTGCATTAAGTTTCTTTAGCCCCCGCAGGATCAGCCTGTGAGCCACAGAGCTAAAATCTTTTTCTGTCAGGGATTCAACCGCGTTGACAGCAGCATCAGAATGCTCGTCACCTGAGATCAGGATACTGCCAATGACTGCCTGTTCTGTGTGGGTATCAGAAAATTTGTCCATGTTAAGCTCCGTTACGTCGTGCGATATGTTCCCGTTTTGCCTGTTCGTAGACCTGCGACCAGTTTTCCGGCTTCAGTATCCAATCCAGTGTTAACCACGGTTTTTCTTCCAGACTGCTGAACAGAGATGACTGGCTGATCAGGTCAAAACAGGTCGCCATGTGCTGAACCTCTCGCCATTTCCCCTTGTTGGTTTTCCCGTTCCACACTGATTCAAGATTCCGATAGGCAGGTCTGCGCTGCGTCCATTCCTGAGCCTCAACAACACGGGCGGGGATTTTACTGTTCCAGAGCGTTATCAGTTCTTGATGGGGGCAATCAACAGGATTTCTGTCAATGTACTCTTTCCACTTGATGGCGTCGGACAGGTAGCCGTCGAAGCGTCTCATGCGACATAAATTCTCAGGCTTGAGCTTCTCGCCGTATTTCCATTGCGTAACCGCCCATTCGATGACCAGCTTGATTTCATCCGCCGTGTAGCAAATCCCTTTGCTCTTCACGGTAGACAGCGCTTTCAGGAACGGAGCCGTTGATTGGAATCGGGAATGGGTGAGCTGGTTAAAATAACCCAGTATTTCAAGAGCGAGATTTTCTTCCCCCGTGGGGGTAAGGGGGATCTTTTCTTTTTTGGTCATGACTCCAAAGCGTTATTTCTGGCACTCGATTTAGAATTTGGTTTTTATCTGGATGCAGCCGCCAATGCTCAAAATACCCTGTGCGCACATTATCTCACGGAACGAGATAATGCACTGGCGTGTGACTGGACAAGTTACGGTTCTATTTTCTGCAACCCACCCTATAGCGATATTGGGCCATGGATAGAGAAAGCTGGCATTGAGTGCCGGAAACAATGTCAGTCAATAGTAATGCTAATCCCTGCTGACACTGCTGTAGGCTGGTTTAAATTGGCAATGGAAACTGTAGATGAAGTCAGGTTAATAACGGGTGGCAGGATTTCATTTATTAATGCAGGAACACAAAAACCAGTGAATGGAAATAACAAAGGAAGTTTATTGTTAATCTGGAATCCATTCACTAACCCACGCAGAATAATCACAACCGTAGACCGAGACTATTTAATTAGCATCGGAAACGAACAAATGAGGAAAATAGCATGAGCACACCAAAAATCACCATTGAAATATCCAGAACCGCAGCAGAAAAACATTCCAATCCCGGCAAAAAAGT